GGATCCTACTGCTAGGCCGGCCCCTATTAGTTCTGCGAACATTTTAGAACCTTCCTAGTGATGCCGGTACTGAGTACGTCATCATTGGTCGAGCGCATCGGAGTTTGAACCATGCGTCGAATAGTAGATGAGGTGCTGATGGAACTGCGAGTGCTCGTTCAATAGGTGTATTTTGAGTAATGAATGTGTCATTGAGAGTTGGTAGGGCTGAGAATTCTTCAGCCATGTGCCACATGTCTAGTGGTGTAGTGTAGGTTGAGCGGAATTGACCGTGAATTTCTGACGGTTTGTATCTGTATTCCGCATATCTTTCTTGGTAGCCGAATACTAGTTCGTCTGCCGCTGTTCCTTGGGCATAGATCTCTTTGTTTAAGATTTCTTGTTCGCCGAGTTGTTGGAGTTTTGGCCAGAAGAAGTCGTATCTGGTGGATCTGTTCCACATGCGGTTCATGCCTTGTTGGTAAGTAATATCGGCTCTAGCGCATGCTAGGCCTATAATGTAGCCGTGTTCCACGAAGGATTTAGAGAAACCAATTTGGTTTCCTGATGCTTGTGAAGTTGCGTATGCAGCTAAGTTTGCTTGTGGTGTTGATGCTGCTACTGATGTTTGAGGAACTACATGGGAGATGATTTTAGATTGTCCGCCGCCAAGATATTCTGGGCGTTGTAGTCGGAAATCTGGTGAAATTACTCCGAAGTGTGAGCGTAGAATTTCTGTGAATCTCGTTCCGCCTCTGGCGTCTAGCTCGAATAGTGCTTGCATTTGAAATGCTTCGCGAAGTTGGTTGATTGTTGCGGCTGTTGCAGCTGTTAAGTCTGCAGTCATAGTGCCATTTGGATCTAGGTATGCGAATGTTGCGCCTCCTGATCCGTTTGCCATTTGGCCTGTTGTTGTTCCTAGATTGGAGTTACCAAAGAGTGTTCCTGAGGAATCTTTGATTAATTGTTTTGGTGTAGCTGGGAAGTTAGTGACGATTGGTGCTGAAGTCCCTAGCGGTAGTGATACGGCGTCGCCTTTTTGTGGCCATGGCAATGCTGATGTGAAGTAATCGTGACGTCTGCCGCGTTTTAGTAGATTGAAGTCTGCAGGTGCATCTGGTCCTGCGTCTTTTGGTGTTACGACAGTGTCTTGTAGGTTTTGGTCTCTGAACCATTCTGACCAGATTAAATTATAACAGCGTAGTGGTAATGAGTTGTTAACAACGAGGGATGCTATTCCTGTAGGTAGGCCGAATTTGTCGTAGATTGTGTCTACAGCGAAGCCTGTAACGGCTGGAGCTGTAATTGTGGGAAGTATGTAATCTGTTGTGTCGCCTGGGTCTGTTTGGGCACCATTGAGTTTTTCCCAGTTGTCGTAGACTAGTCTGTTAGGAACGTAGAAGAAGAAATAGTCCATATACAAGTTATCCATAATTGGAACTAGTTGTGTTGAGAGTCTTGCAAAGACGTTAACTTGTAAGCTGAATGTGTCTCCGGGTAGAACTTCGTCGACGAATATTGGTATAAGGTAATCAAAGTCGAATGTGTCTTTTAATGCTGATGATCTATCGAATTGTGATCGCCCGATGTTTACATCTGGGATTTGGGCGAATGAGTGTTGGTTTGCGCGGTTGCCTAGCATTTAGAAATCTCCTTTTTGGAATTTTTGAAGGCGCTTGAAGCGCTCTTCAATTATTTTTTTTCTTACTTCTGTTCGTTTTATTTCTGGGCCTTTGAGTTCTCGTTGTAGTGATGCTTTTATGTAGTCTTCATGTTCTCTGTGTGAACGTAAAGACATTTTTTTAATTTTTTTCAATTTGTTCTCCGTAACATAATTGTCCCAAGCGGTTGGTTGATTTTTCATGAGCCATTTTTCGTAGTATCTAGGAATGGATGCTGATTGTCCGTTGGGTAGTATAACTTGGCCTTGATTAAATATGTCCGGCCAGTATTTTTCTAAGTATGATTTGCCTATGGCATGTTTTGAGGATTTTTTGGAGATAGGTTCGTACTCGTGTCCATCGTTTCCGTGGACGAGTTTTTTTGCAGCGTATCTAGCGCAGTATCCTGCTGATTCGAATGTGAGTTGTCCACATTCTGAGAGTCCGTGTGACCATAGATCATTAAGCGTATCGCTAGAATAAATGCGATCGCCTCTTTCGTTTGAGTATTTATAAATGAGGTCATCCGGTCTGTAATTGAATAGTAAAGCGTGCCAATGAGGCCGTTTGGTTTTTTCACCGTATTCTCCAGTGACAAACATTCCGATTTCTTTATGTGGATTACTTGATCGTAATCTTTTCATGAAATCTTGGTAGTCTTTGTAGATGAGTTTGTCTGATTTGAGGTTTTTGTTTGAGTATGTGAGGGTAATGAACGAGTTGTCTTCATGCATTTTGGCTTCGTGTACGCATCTGATTGCCCATTGTCGGGCATATTCTAAGCGACACTCTATGCATTTGGAGCATGGAAGTTGAAAGGGAGCGTATTCTTTGCTATAGTTTTTGGGAGACCAAGAAATGGTCTTACCGTCTGGTAGAAATCCGACGGTACGAGGGGATGTACATCGCACGTGTATGTCCTTTCGTTTATTTTCTTTTAAAGGTTTGTCTGTATGCTGTCCAGCCGTATAAGTTCATGAATAACATACGTTGTAGATAATCTTCCGTTTTTTTGTCTGAATTGATGATTGTATCTGTCATAGTCTGATGCCTCCGCGATGAATGCGGGGATTTAGATGATTGATTTTGTGTACTCCAGTATTTTTCTTAAACTGTCGTTTTGAGCTTTTGGATGATAGTTTTCTTCTTTTCATTTTTTACCCTTTTTTGTTGTTCTGACAGTAGTATTCCTGTCAGTGGGCCATAATACAACGAGAAGCTGAATTATGGCCCGGTGTTCTAAACTTTAGTTTTGAACGTTGTTTTGGTGATTAATTGGAGCTGGAAATTGGGTTGTTCCTGAGAAGGTAATCGCTTTGGCGATGTGTTGTGGGGTATCCATTGTCATGATAGCCCCTGAGAGCTTGTCATATTCCCCTAGGAAGTAGAGATCGTAGTCCTCTGGGTATTTGTGTACCATGGAGTTTGCGTCGCGTGTGAGCTCTTTAAATGAGCGTTCGGCTTCGCCGTGGGTTAATAGGAAAAAGGGTGGATTGTAGACTCCTGCTTTGGAGTCTCGGATTGAGTAGATTTTGAGCATCATAAATTGTCCTTTCGCACGAAGTGCAGTTAATGGTTAGGATCAATTTTGTTTATGCTTAGTTTATTGTCAATGGCTAACGCGCTTACGCTTGTTTACTCCGGTAGATTACTACCGGAGTTCTTTTTTTTGAAAATTTTTATAATTGATATGACGATGTGGATGATAAGCCATTCTACATTTTTCATGTATAGCTTGTCGGTATTGGACTTAGGTCTCTGAAGTTTTAGATTGTTTTGGTTCTTTTTGGGATTGTTGTTGTTTTGTTGTTTGTTCTGGTTGTTGAGGTTGTATTTTTAGTCCTAGTTTGATTGCTTCATCGTCGTTTGAGTTGTCTGATAAAAAGTTTATTAGTTGTTGTGGGTTGTTTCCAAATCTGGCTCTGATTTGGGATGGTAGATCAAGAAATGCACTATCTGCATTAATGATTGTTTGCATAGCTTCTTCGTAGCTGCCTATGTTGGTTATGTCGGCGTATACGCCTGTACGAGTATTAAGATGATTAATCTGTCGTGTTTTTTTGTATTTAGCCATGATTTTATTGATATTTACGTCGTCAGCAAATTGTTGCTGCGTACGAGTTTTGTCTGGAAATGAAGTGTGAACTCTGATTGTTCCGTCTTTTCGTTTTTCGATATGTTTCATTTTGTCTCCTTAAGGCTTTAGTATTTCGCCTGTTTTTTTGTGGTATGTGGTTCCGTCTTTTCCGGTACCCATCCACTTTAATGGGTTAATAAGATCTTTAGCTGAATTAGCTGTATTTAAGAGCATGTTTGCTCTTTTGTTTATAGCGTCAATTGGTGCCGCTTTGTAGTCATAGTTTGCAGTTGCCTCGTCTGCTCGTGCTCTCGCAAGAATAGAGGGCATAGATTTTTTTATTATTTCTGTTTCTGCTGCTGTTTTAGCTGCGTTAACAGTATCTCTTTTAGCAGCAGCTGATTGAGCGGTTCCCGCTAGTTCGTTAAGTTTGGTTTGAGAATTGACTTGGTCAATTTCTTTTTTTAATCGCATTGCTTCCAATGCTGATGTTACTCCGGGTCCCATTGTGTTTTGCATAGTAGCTGAGGCACCTTGCGGTGTTGAGGCTCCGGAGTTAGCTGAGAGTAGTGGGTTAAGCCCTGCGGCTTTTAAGTCTGCGACTTCGCGTTGATGAGCTGTATTGCTCATTTCGCGTTGGAAGTTCATTTGGTCTTTAGCTAACGTTGCGTTTGCTTCGTTAGCTTTTTGTTGACCGTGTTGTTGGAGTAGGCCGGATCCTACTGCTAGGCCGGCCCCTATTAGTTCTGCGAACATTTTAGAACCTTCCTAGTGATGCCGGTACTGAGTACGTCATCATTGGTCGAGCGCATCTGAGTTTGAACCATGCGTCGAATAGTAGATGAGGTGCTGTTGGGACTGCGATTGCTCGGTCCACAGGAGTATTTTGCGTAATGAATGTGTCGTTAAGAGTTGGTAGGGCTGAGAATTCTTCAGCCATGTGCCACATGTCTAGTGGAGTTGTGTAGGTTGAGCGGAATTGACCGTGAATTTCTGACGGTTTGTATCTGTATTCCGCGTATCTTTCTTGGTAGCCGAATACGAGTTCGTCGTCGGCTGTTCCTTGGGCGTAAATCTCTTTATTTAAGATTTCTTGTTCGCCAAGTTGTTGTAGTTTAGGCCAGAAGAAGTCGTATCTGGTGGATCTGTTCCACATTCTGTTCATGCCTTGTTGGTAGGTAATGTCGGCTCTAGCGCAAGCTAGGCCTATAATGTATCCGTGTTCCACGAAGGATTTAGAGAATCCTATTTGGTTACCTGATGCTTGAGAAGTTGCGTATGCAGCTAAGTTTGCTTGTGGTGTTGATGCTGCTACGGATGTTTGTGGAACTACGTGTGAGGATATTTTAGATTGTCCTCCGCCTAGATATTCTGGGCGTTGTAGTCGGAAATCTGGTGAAATTACTCCGAAGTGAGATCGTAGAATTTCTGTGAATCTCGTTCCGCCTCTGGCGTCTAACTCGAAGAGTGCTTGCATTTGGAATGCTTCGCGAAGTTGGTTAATTGTTGCGGCTGTTGCTGCTGTTAAGTCTGCAGTCATTGTGCCGTTTGGATCTAGGTATGCGAATGTTGCGCCTCCTGATCCGTTTGCCATTTGGCCTGTTGTTGTTCCTAGATTGGAGTTACCAAAGAGTGTTCCTGATGAGTCTCTGATTTGTTGTTTAGGCGTTGCAGGGAAGTTAGTAACGATTGGAGCTGATATACCTAGGGGTAGTGATACTGCGTCGCCTTTTTGTGGCCATGGCAATGCTGATGTGAAGTAATCGTGGCGTTTGCCGCGTTTTAAGAGTGTGAAGTCTGCTGGAGCGTCTGGTCCTGCGTCTTTTGGTGTAACGACGGTGTCTTGTAAGTTTTGGTCTCTGAACCATTCTGACCAGATGAGGTTATATGCTCTTAATGGTAATGTGTTGTTTACAACGAGGGATGCTATTCCTGTAGGTAGGCCGAATTTGTCGTAGATAGTGTCGACAGCGAAGCCTGTAACGGCTGGTGCTGTTATTGTGGGAAGAATGTAGTCTGTTGTGTCGCCCGGGTCTGTTTGAGCGCCGTTGAGTTTTTCCCAGTTATCGTAGACGAGTCTGTTTGGGACGTAGAAGAAGAAGTAGTCCATGTACATGTTATCCATGATTGGTACTAGTTGTGTTGCAAGTCTTGCGAAAACGTTGACTTGTAGATTGAATGTGTCTCCAGGTAGTACCTCGTCGACGAAGATTGGTACTAGGTAGTCGAAGTCGAATGTGTCTTTTAATGCTGATGATCTGTCGAATTGTGATCGCCCGATGTTTACGTCTGGGATTTGGGCGAATGAGTGTTGGTTTGCGCGATTGCCTAGCATTTAGATATCTCCTTTTTGGAATTTTTGAAGGCGCTTGAAGCGCTCTTCAATAATTTTTTTTCTTACGTCTGTTCTTTTGATTTCTGGGCCTTTTAGTTCTCGTTGTAGTGATGCTTTTATGTAGTCTTCATGTTCTCTGTGTGAACGTAAAGACATTTTTTTAATTTTTTTCAATTTGTTCTCCGTAACATAATTGTCCCAAGCGATTGGGTGGTTTTTCATGAGCCATTTTTCGTAGTATCTAGGAATGGATGCTGATTGTCCGTTTGGTAGTATAACTTGGCCTTGATTGAATATATCCGGCCAGTATTTTTCTAAGTATGATTTGCCTATGGCATGTTTTGAGGATTTTTTGGAGATAGGTTCGTACTCGTGTCCATCGTTTCCGTGGACGAGTTTTTTTGCAGCGTATCTAGCGCAATATCCTGCTGATTCGAATGTGACTTGTCCACATTCTGAGATTCCGTGTGACCATAGATCTGAGAGCGTATCGCTTTGATAAACAGCGTCGCCTCTTTCGTTTGAGTATTTATAAATGAGGTCATCCGGTCTGTAATTGAATAGTAAAGCGTGCCAATGAGGCCGTTTGGTTTTTTCACCGTATTCTCCAGT